CTCAAGTACCTCGTAGCAGGAATGGGATATGCATCCACAGTCGTCTTTCCGACGGCCAATGTCAGGATCGACGGCCAAACCCTCATCGACTCCCGCTTCTACATCCCCAAGCGTTGACCCGCCCAAGCCGCGCAATTACTACTTCGATAACGCCCAGGTCGAAAGACTATTAACAAGGTATGTTCAGGGCGGCTGCGTCGAAGTGAAGTTGCGCAACGAGATCATGAGTCACGCCATGGAGCTTATCCGTCAGATCATCCGGACGCATAATCTCCACATCATTTACCCAGGAAGGAATCAGGCCTCGTTCTACGACCTGGTCCAGGTTGCATGGTGTGTGGTGCCGGAGACGCTGGTCTTTACAAAGAACGGCATCGAACGCATAGGTGACGTCCTGGCGTCATGTAAGATGGCGGTCGGAAGCGGAGTGTCTGTTCTCAAGGATGCCGCCATCTTCGGCGAACATGGCCTCCGACAAGCAACATCGGCCATCGATAAGTCATGTCAGACACGCTACATCCAGACGAAATGTGGGTATAATCTTCAAGCGTCGCTGGACCATCCTGTCCTCACTTTAGGGGAATTCGGCCCTGAATGGGTCAAATGCCAGAATCTGAAGCCAGGCATGCTGGTCGCGATCCAGTCCAATCAGCAGTGCTTCGGGCGCAACGATAGTATCATCAATTCGCTCAAGACATGCGGTGGAACGACACATCTCTGGCAGCCACCGGCCGCATTTAATGAGAGCTTGGCATATCTTATTGGCCTAATCCTATCTGAGGGATCGATAGAGAGGTACCGTGTCGTGATCTATACGCAACGTCCGAGTCTCGCCAGGCGGATCCTGTCTTGCGGCAGACAAAATAGGCTGCAGTTCAGGTTCGAAGGCGGAGACAGGTGTGTCCTAAACTCTGTGAGGTTTGTCGAGTTCCTGGAGCAATTGGGGCTTTATCCGGGAATCCGCGCCTGGGGGAAGGCGATTCCCGAGAGGATACTATCCTGCTCCAAGCCGATCGTTAAGGCGCTCCTGCAGGGCATGTTTGACGGCGACGGCCATTCAAACAGGCGTACTGGCTGTGTGGGTTATACATCGACATCGTCAGAACTCATTGAGCAATTGCGCATTTTACTGTTGAATTTCGGCGTCGTTACAAAGACTTCTATCGCAGAGAGCAGGCTGGCGAGATTTAAGAAGTACGGGCGCATTTGTGAGAGCATGAGCAGGACGTCTTATCAGCTTTTGGCATCAACTGAGAATTCCAAGACATTCTATAAGGAAATAGGGTTTAGGATCGCGTACAAGCAGAGAAAGATGCGGTCGTTATCAAAGGCATCATTCCAATACGTGGATCCTCTTACTACGCAGAGAGCCGAACGCGCAGTTTTGTCTTCCGGCCTGTCTCGCTCATCTCTCCATAGGAAATATAACATAAGATTCGGCAAAAAGACGATGACATTCCTTACGCTGAAGAAGATACGAGACGTTCTGCAGGCCCACGGTTTCCATGATCAATATATTGAGGCGAGGATAAAAGAGCACTTCTCTCCTGGCGCTAGAATTTCCTGGTTGCCGGTCACGGCTAATTCTCCGGGGCCTTTCTTGCGCGTCGTGGATGTAAGTATCCCAGATAGCAAGACGCTGACTACGAACGGCATCATTACGCATAATTGCCAGATCGAAAGCGTGTTGTACAAGTTCGTCCCTGGGAAGGCCAAGGTCTTCAACATGTGGAGTCAGATTGCGAAAACCGTAATCCTGGCTCACATCAAGAAGGAAACTCGGGACAAGAAGAACGCGACGCCCTATAGTGGACACCTCAACGAGCGCCATAAGAATTTAAGATGCGCGATGATGAACCGGTTCGTACTAGAGGCATCTGGGATGTTCAAATATAATCCAGAATACTCTAGGATCATAAAGGCCATAGATAAGCTCTGCGCGGAAGACGATAGGCCGCACGACGGACTCATAGGGAAATTGGCGAAGCGTGCCCAGTTGTCAAAGGCCAAAGTATCGTCTTTCATCCGTCTTATACGGCTCAACGGGCATAGCTTCACGGATTCCGGAATGGGAGAAAAGTCCAGGCATTTCTGCGTGAGACACTCCAAGGCGCATTACGAAAACGTGGACGACGAAGAGGATTAACATGAAAGTACGTTCCATTCAGAAGCGGATCGGAAGGAAGCTGGAGATGAGGCGGCGAAGGAGAGGCCTCGTCCCCAAGACGAAGTCTCTCGCCAAGCAGATCGCGCCGCATAGGGAATCGCGGCCGTCGATCGACGGCCCTTCTCATCACGCCAGGATCGAGGACGTGGAGAGGGACCTGCGGGCTGCCGTCAGCAAGTTAAATAAGGAAGAGCCCAAGGCTATCGTCGAAGACCTGGATGAGCTGTCCATCGTTCCTTTTCATAGGATAGTGTCCCGGCTCACCCTGATGCAGCTTGGCGGCTGGCGGATTGAGGGAGAAAATGTCGTGCACCAGGGTGGGCAGGCCATTCCCAAGGACAAGCTTGACGTAAGAGAGGGAAGGCTCGTAAATCCGATTGGTAAGCCGTTCTTTATTTGCGAGTCAGAGAAGCTCCACAAGGTGCGTGAGCTTCTGGAACAGAGCATAAAGATGCTCGACCTCGAGAGGAAGTTTGATCTGTTCACTGGCTTACGGGAGGCCCTGGATGGACGAGCCGAAGCCTAAAGAAGAAACTGCCCTGGCAGTAGACCCGGAACTGGTCGATCTCCTGGAGGACCTGGAGAAGGAGCCAAAGGCAGAGCTTGCCCCGATACCGGAGCCGGTTCCCGCGGCTGTCGCCATTCCCGTTGCACAGGTGCAGGTCGAGCCGGAGGTCGTGCAGGCAGAAGCGAATGACGTACGGGAGATCCTGACGAACTTCCGCGACATTCGCAACGAGATATTCCAGAACTACAAGAAGGACCGGGATCAGGTAGAAGAGGCCATCCAGCTGTTCCTCAAGAGCGTCGGTGCAGGCGTCGTCACCCAGGCCATCATTGAAGGTTATGTTAAAGCGCTCGGTATCAAGGCGGACATCAACGCGAACGCGATCGGCTTGCTGGATTCCCAAGCAAGGCTCCTGAGCGCCGGGAAGGGTGGTGCCCTGTTCATCCAGCAGCTTGGTCTTGATCCGAAGGAACTGACTAAGATCCTGTTGACGCCGCGCTACCCAGATGAACAGCCAGAAAATAAGGCATGAACCTTTCCATTCCGCAGCGCCAGATCATCAAGCGCTGCCAGATCAGCGTCCAGTTCTTTATTGACCAGTTCTGCCAATGCAGGCACCCCAAGCTCGGCGAGATTAAGTTTAAGCTATTCGACTATCAGCAAAGCGCATTGTACAGGTTCAGGACTAGTCGGTATGTCATTTTCTGGAAGACCCGTCAGTGCGGCATGAGCACGGTGGTCGGTGCCTACGCCCTCTGGTATGCGATGTTCGGCAATTCGAAGACGGTGTTGATCGTATCCAAGCGAGACGATGATGCCAAGGAATTCCTGGAAAAGAATGTCAAATTCGTCTATGATAGGCTACCGGACTGGATGCGGAATCTCTGGCCGAGGATCATCGATAACGAGCACAAGCTAGGATTCCCCAACGGTTCGCGGATTACGAGCCTGTCGTCAAGCCCGGATACGCTGCGGTCGAATTCCGCGTCGCTCGTCATCCTCGACGAGTGCGGACACATGCCCCACATGGACGAGATGTGGTCGGCAGGCGCCCCTACCCTTCAGCACGCTGGTCAGTGCCTCTGTCTCGGGACGCCGAACGGCGTCGGCAACTGGTACTGGCAGACAGTGACCGATGCCGAGGAGAGGCTTAACGACTTCGACCTTGTCAAGATCAATTGGTGGGACATGAAGTGGCGGCTGGAGCATGTTGATCCAGTCACCAATCAGAAAACTGTCATTGCGCCGACCGACGGCATCCGTGAGACGACGCCGGATGAGAAAAAGAAATATGGAAAGCACTGGAGTCCGTGGCTGGAGACGCAGTATCGCCTGCTGACGGAACGCGGAGACGACAAGAAATTCAGGCAAGAGGTCCTCGCGCAATTCCTCGGTAGCGGTAATACTGTCGTGTCGACTGAGTCCCTGGAAGTGGTTCGCGACCAACATATAAGCGAGCACCTTGAGGTTACGGACGTCGAATATGTCAGCCCGGCTACCGATGAAAGGATGTCCCTGTCCTTTGACAGGAAGTTTTGGATTTGGGACCGGCCAGTTCGCGGTACCAAGAGAATAAAGACGAAGCCCGAACGCGAAATCAACCTAGTCAAGCAGTCGCAGGCTCCTGATGAAGAACCTCACATTTATATGGGCGGGGTGGATACGCCCGAGGGCGATGGAAGCGACTACGCGTCTATTGAGATTCTCGACGTGACCACTCGGGAGCAGGTCGCGGAACTCAAAATGAAGGTGCAGCCGCGTATTCTGGCCAGGATGGCGGACTACATCGGCCGCTATTACAATAATGCCCTCCTTGTCGTCGAATCGACTGGCATCGGTCGTGCGACTGCGCAGGAACTGGAAGCCCTGAGTTATCCCAATCTCTGGCGGCCGCGCAAGGTAGGCGGCAAATTTGGGGCTCCGGGTTATAAAGTCACGCCGAGCTCAAAGCCCATGATCAATAAGGCGCTCATGGAGCACCTCGGCACGGAGGACGGCTTCAGGGTGAAGTCGTTCAGGCTCTACAAGGAGCTCTGCATCTACGTCCACCTTTCGAGCGGCAAGACGGGGAACGAGCGTGGCGCGGGGAATAACGACGACCTCGTCATCGGTGCAGGGCTCGCCCTCGCCTGCGTGACAGATGCAGTGTCTTATTCATCCATGGCACTTATGCCTTATATGTCTCAGGTTGAAGACCCGAGGGCGGATATTGCACAGACGGACATAGAAGCCGTCAAGGATCAGAAGAAGATCGTAGACATAGCGGCGAGGGGTGGAACGCACGCGGTCATGCCTTTCATGCCGATGATGGATTCACTTATGCCGTCCATAGGGAATGAGCTAGAAAAGTTTACGCGGCAGATCGGAGGGATTCCTGTCATTGATGGAAAGCCGCTGCCCGTCACTTCAAGAAGGCACACTCTGCCTGGCCGCTCACGGTAGTAAATATAGCATATGGCACTGCTATTGATCATGCCTTGTCCGAGATGCGACCAAGAATGCACCATTCAGCCGGATTTCAATTTCGTCCAGCTGGCCCAATGTGAAAAATGCGGCGGCATGTTCCAGTTCTCTTTTGCGGTTAGGACAATAGATAAATCAAATAAGGCGGGGGTGGCTGGCGAAGTCCGCACAGGCGTGTGGAAGGTCCTAATGGCCCCGACAATAGAGGAAGTGAGTCAGAAGGGCGACATTTATTTCAAGTACGGGCCGGAGCCGGAATCAGGGAAGGAGAAGCCGGGTAAGGAGAAGTCGGAACCGGGAAAAGGGTAGTCCGCAAAGGTATAAGGTAGACAAGAGGAATACATGGCATTTCAACTCTGGGACAGGCTTTCTGCCCTTTTCCGGCAGGCGAACATCTACCGTGCGGATAATCTGTTCTCTGACCAGACTCGCCTGGACCGGATCGTATCCGGGAACGAGCTGCTGGACTTCTCGAAGCAGCACGCCATCCTCGAGCAGACCAACCTTCAGATCAACCGTCTCGAGAGGTACAAGGACTTCGACATGATGGACGAGGTCGGCGAGGTGTCCATGGGAATGGACATGTACGCTGACGAATCGACCGAGACGGATTCCGAGCGCAAGCATGTCGTGATGGTCAAGGCGAAGTCCAAGGTCGTCAAAGAGGCAGTCGAGGAATTCCTCTATCAGACGATCAACATAGACAGCCAGGCACGTCCATCTATCCGCTACCTATGCAAGTACGGCGACATGCCCTTCGAGATCGTGCCGACCAAGGACCGAGATGCCGTTGCATCCCTTCGGTTCATGAACGTCTACAACTTCACGCGCGTAGAGACGAAGCACGGGGACCTCGTCGGATTCTTCTTCCAGGACGAGCTCGTCTCGGAGCCGGAATTCCTTCATCCGTGGTCCGTCGTCCATATGCGGCTGACGAGCTATGAGAACATTTACCATCCGTACGGACGATCGATCCTGGACCCCGCGCGCAAGGGCTTCAAGCAGCTCAGGCTCATGGAAGATGCGGCGCTGATCTACCGCATCACCCGCGCGCCCGAACGCCGCGTCTTCAAGATTCCTGTCGGGAACATCCCGACCAAGGAAGTCTATCAGTATCTGGAAGCTATCTCCAAGCAGTTTAAGAAGAGGAAGATCTTCAACCCGGCTACTGGCGAGGTCGATGAGCGTTGGTCGCCTCTCATCCAGGAAGACGACTACTGGCTGCCTACTCGGCCGGACGGCGGCGGCCCTGAGGTGACTACCCTCCCTGGCGGCCAGAACCTGGACCAGATTGCCGACATTGTTTACTTCAAGAAGAAAGTCCTATCGGCGATGAAGATTCCCTTCGCCAAGGTCGGTCTCTCTGAAGGGACTGGCGAAGAGGCGATGAAGCGCGCCTCGCATATCAGTCCCGAGTTCGCCACGGCCGTGCAGTGGGTCCAGCGCGAGTATCTGGCCGGACTCAAGAAGGCCGTCATCGTGCACCTGGCCCTGAAGGGATTCCGGGTCCAGGATCTCAAGGAATTCGACCTGTTCATGACCGCGTCTAGCGCGATCGATGAACTCTACAGGATCGAGACCTGGAAGTCCCGCTCACAAGTCATCGGCGAGCTCAAGGACACGGGTCTCTTCCCGGACAAATGGATCGTCAGCAACTTTACGGACCTTACCGACGAAGAAATAGAAGATCTGGCGGAACAGAAGAAAGAGGCTGGCCCGTCGCCTGAAGAGGCTGCCGCTGCCGGAGGCGAGGCTGGAGTCGAGATACCGCCGGTGCCGGAAGGCTACGATGCTAACGCTGAGAAGCAGGTCCTTATGGAAGAGGGCCTCATTAAGCGTCCGAGCATGGGGTTCGGGATGAAGTACAACTCAAAACTGCCACAGTTCGAGAAGCTGCTCAATTCGAACGAGTTTGACGGCCTGAAAAGTAAGAACCAAGTAGTCACTTCGAAGGTTTCAGAGAAGACCATAACGGAGGCTAAGAATAACGCTCCTCCGCCTCCATCTGTACAGAACAAGAAGAAAGGATCCACCCAATTCCCCATCTCGTCGGAGCCCACCGAAGCAGATCTTCCGCCTCCTGCAATAT